GGGTTCTCCAGGAGGCGGTCCTCCGAGGGGACGGCGTCGAGACCAAGAGTGCCTTCAAACTTGACACTCATGGCACCAGAGACGCCCATGAAACCAGCAACGAGGACATCCTCATGCTGGTCCCCCCCATCTTCAAAAGTGACGACAATGCTGCCCGCCACAGAGGTGGGGTCAGCAGAAGGCGTGTAGGGACCCACTCTGATAGCAGTGATGATCCCAGGCTCGTCGTCACGGAAAACACGGCTGGTCCAACAGGCATCAGCTGCCGTGTTGTCCCACTCGTGGAACTGAGCCTTCGTCACCGAGCTGCCATCCGGCTGAAGCCGAGTGACCTGGCACGCGACAATGAACTGCGTGTTCGACGAGTACGACCATTTGGTGTTCAAGTCAATACGCAGCCCACGAGAGTACTTCAGTGGAAGCAAATGGTCACCGGGATCGGTGTCCGTGTTGCCTGACGCGAAGTCAAGCCAGTAAAGAGCCGTGGTCGGCGAGTCAGTGAGGGACCGCGCGTTCTGCACGGTGCCCACATCGTCAAACACGTACACGTGGTCACGACCAGTGGTCTGCGACGTGTTGTCCACGAGCGGGCGCATCCGCATCATCTCTGATGTGGGAATTGCATACTCGCGGATAGACTCCCCAGCGCTGTTGCCCTCAAGGAGGCCGAAGATAGCTTTCTTCTTCAGCTGTCCAAGAGTGATCTCACTGAGATCGTCAACGGTGCTGAGCTGGCAAGCAACAGGAAAGCCACTGACAACGTTGGTGCCAGCAACTTCCGTGATGTTGGATGTTTCCAAAGAGCACGCAAGAACACGGAGAGCGTCGTACTCGTCGATTGACAAGTACTCCGCGAGGTCAACAGAGTCGACCTTCGTGAACCTGCCCCCCGCGGTGACGTCCTGAAGAAGGAAGTGAACCGCAAGGTAACGGAGGTCAACCACGCACAAGATGTTGTACGTGCTGGCCGCGGTTGAGCCCGACACAGTCTTTGAAAAAGAGAAAGTGCGAGGCTCAGTGCCAAGAAGACCATCGGCAGGGCCCCTGTGGGGAGCACTGTGCTCAGGATCAGACACGAAACGTGCAAAATCCTCAGACACGCTCGGCACCATTGAATAGGCGTCCGAGGCCAGAGCCTTCTTAGGCTGGTTGAGCGAAGCTGCCGAAGCACGCTTGCCCTGGTTGAGGGAGGCTGCCTTCGCTTTCGAAAGCTTTGCCTCAAGAGAAGCAACTTTTTGCTTCAGTTGGTTGAGAAGCTGTTTGCTGTTGTTGTTGTTCTGAGACATTTGAAATGTTTTAAAACCGACTTGCAAATCACGCGCGCAACGTGCCTCAGGACGAACCCGCGGAGGCGAATTCAGTACCTCGATCTGCCGGTCAGACATCCATGTATATGGTTTCTGCTCGGTCATCGAAGAGAGGTGAGAACGATACGCTCGCAAAATGCGACGAAGATCAGTATCCCACCAACAATTCAAGAGCAAGGACTGAACAACACCGCACAACTCCTCGTAGGACTCAACCCGCGTGAGAATACACGAGTCAAGAGCCCTCTTGGGATCCGCTGGAACGCGGTGCCAATAATGACGACCGCGCCGGTACTTGAAACCGCAAAACTCGGCTTCAGAGCCGAAGTCGAGGGAACCGAACTTGAAACCAAGCTCGGCGACGCACTTGAAAAGAATATCAAGAAACTTCTCAAGCGCCTCACTACGCACCGAACAAATGACATCATCTCCGGTGACAAAGCACACGAGATCCAGCTCAACGTCTGGATAGGCCTTTTTGAAGACCATCTCGGCGTACAAGTACACCGCTCTGAAGATGATTGAATTGTCACAGATGGTGACGTAGGACCCAGACGGGTTGCCTTCAATGGCAACAACCGTG